TATTATTGATGATCCTCATTCTGAACAAGAAGGTGCTTCTTCTGATGTAAATGTTTTTAAAAAAACTTATGAATGGTACACTTCTGGTCCAAGACAAAGATTACAGCCAGGTGGTGCAATAGTCATAGTTATGACTAGATGGCATGACAGAGATTTAACTGGTCAAATTATAGATGCTAGTATTAAAAGAGGTGGCTCTGATGAATGGAAAGTTATAGAGCTTCCTGCAATAATGCCTTCAGGAAATCCTTTATGGCCTGAGTTTTGGAAATTAGAAGAGCTTGAAGCACTAAAAGCAGAACTTCCTGTTTCTAAGTGGTCTGCACAATATCAACAAAACCCTAGTGCAGAAGAAGGTGCTTTAGTTAAAAGAGAGTGGTGGAATAGATGGGAACATGAAAACCCTCCTAATTGTCAATTTATAATTCAATCTTGGGATACAGCTTTTTTAAAAACACAAAGAGCAGACTATTCAGCTTGTACTACTTGGGGAGTATTTTATGCAGAAGATGAATTTGATGGTTCAATGACACCACAGTTAATTCTTCTTGATGCATACAAAGAAAGATTAGAGTTCCCTGAATTAAAAGCAAAAGCAATGGAAATGTATAAAAATTATGAACCAGATGCTTTTATTGTTGAAGCAAAAGCAGCAGGTACTCCGTTGATATTTGAATTGCGTTCTATGGGTATTCCAGTTTCAGAGTATACACCAAGCAGAGGAAATGATAAGATAGCTCGTGTAAATGCAGTTGCAGACTTGTTTGCTTCTGGTATAGTATGGTGTCCAGAAACAAGATGGGCAGATGAAGTTGTTGAAGAGTTTGCAGCTTTTCCAAACGCAGAACATGATGACCTTGTTGACAGCAGTACGCAAGCGTTAATAAGGTTTAGGCAAGGTGGTTTTGTTAGTCTATTTAGTGATGAAATAGAAGAACCATTTGATGAAAGAAAAAGAGCTGATTATTATTAAGGGTAAAAAATGGCTATAGAAAAAGGAATTGTTGTAGAAGAATCAAAACCACAAAATGTAAATGGTGAGGCTATAGAAATAGAAATAGTTAATCCTGAGTCAGTTGGAATAGAAACTGAAGATGGCGGAATGGAAATTAATTTCGGAGAAGAAACAAGTGGTCTTGAATCTGGTTTCGGAGAAAATTTAGCAGAATATATTGAAGATTCAGAACTTGCTCTTATAGGCAATGATATTCTTGATAACTTTACATCAGACAAAGAATCACGATCAGAGTGGGAAGATACATATGTTAAAGGTTTAAATCAACTTGGTTTAACTATTGATGAAAGAACTGAGCCGTGGCCAGGTGCTTGCGGAGTTTTTCATCCTCTTTTATCTGAAGCAGTTATAAAATTTCAATCTCAAGCAATATCAGAAATATTTCCAGCACAAGGCCCAGTTAAAACTAAAATTGTTGGAACTATAAATATTGATAAAGAAAAACAAGCAGAAAGAATACAAGAATATATGAACTATCTATTAACTGAAAAGATGGTTGAATATAGAACCGAAACTGAAAAGCTGTTATTCTCTCTCCCCCTTGCAGGATCAGCTTTTCGTAAAGTGTACTATGATTCAAACATGGGGAGACCTTGCTCTATATTTGTTCCAGCAGAAGATTTTGTTGTAAGTTATGGAGCAAGTGACCTTCAAACATGCGAAAGAGCAACGCATGTTATGAAAAAATCAGAAAATGAAATTAAAAAATTAATGTACTCTGGATTTTTTAAAGAATGTGAATTACCTGCTCCAACTCCAGACATTAATGAAATAACAGATAAATACAATGAATTAACTGGTGAAAAAAGCGTAGATTATGATGATGATGGTAGACACACTATTCTTGAAATGCAAATTGATTTAGATTTACCTGGCTTTGAAGATATGAATAATGGAGAGCCAACAGGAATTGCTTTACCATATATAGTAACAATTAATAAATCTGATGCTAAAGTTTTAGCTATAAGAAGAAATTATCAAGAAGACGATCCTAAAAGATTAAAGATACAACACTTTGTTCATTATCAATATTTACCTGGATTAGGTTTTTATGGTTTTGGTTTAATACACATGATTGGTGGATTAAGCAGGTCTGCAACATCTTTACTTAGACAGCTAGTTGATGCAGGTACGTTATCTAATTTACCGGGTGGTCTTAAAACTAGAGGTCTTAGAATTAAAGGTGATGACACACCTATTATGCCAGGAGAGTTTAGAGATGTAGATGTTCCTGGAGGAACTATAGGAGAAAACATACAGTTTTTACCTTACAAAGAACCAAGTCAAACTTTGTACGCTTTACTAACAACTATTGTTGATGAAGGTAGAAGATTCGCAAGTCTAGGTGATTTAAATGTTGCTGACATGAATAGTGAAGCACCTGTCGGAACTACTCTTGCTCTTATGGAAAGACAAATGAAAGTAATGAGTGCAATTCAAGCTAGACTTCATTCTTCAATGCATAAAGAATTTGTTATACTTACAAAAATAATACATGACTTTACACCACCAGAATATCCATATTTTGAAGAACCTGATGAATTTTTAAAATCTGAAGACTTTGATGGTCGTGTTGATGTAATTCCTGTTAGTAATCCAAATGCTGCAACTATGTCTCAAAGAATTATGCAGTATCAAGCTGCACTTCAGTTAGCACAACAAGCACCTGAAATGTATGATATGCCTGAACTACATAGGCAGATGTTAGAAGTTTTAGGAATTGAAAATGTAGATAAGGTTATTCCTTTGGAAGAAGATATTAAACCCACAGACCCTATATCAGAAAATATGAATTTTCTTAATCTTAAACCAAATAAAGCATTTGAGTATCAAGATCATGAAGCACACATTGCTGTTCATATGGCAGGAGTTCAAGACCCAGAGTTTCAAGAACAATCTCAAAACAGTCCTGCTTCATCAACTATAATGATGGCGGTTGATTCTCATGTTCGTGAACATTTAGCTTTCCAATATAGAGAAGAAATTGAAGCAGAGATGGGTTCACCATTACCTCCTGTAGGAGAACCATTACCAGCAGATGTAGAAAAAAGATTATCTGAACTTGTTGCACAAGCTGCTGAGAAGTTATCAATGCGTAAACAACAAGAAGCTCAACAACAACAAATGCAAGAACAAATGGAAGACCCAATTATACAGCAAAGAAATAGAGAGCTCGATATTCAAGAAGGCGAGTTAATGAGAAAAGCTGAAGCAGATAGAAATAAAGCTGAAAATACTAGAGCTAAAATTAAATCTGAAGTTATGACTGAAATGGAAAGAATTAAGTCAGAAGAAAAAATTGAAGGTGCTAAACTAGGACAAAGAATTGGAGATGCATTACTAGAAGCTGCAATGGAAGGTGAAGGTAATTCATCTAAAGAATTTGCAGAAGGAGTAAGGCTTGCAATAGAAATACAAAGAGAAATTAACAATCAAGGTAAATAGGAGGAATTATGAAAAATTTAGTTTTTGTTTTTATAGTCGCTATTTTTCTTGTAGGTTGTGGTAGTTCAAGAATAATGTTGAACGCTGATATACCAGAATCACAAGAAATAGACATAAGAATTACTACTCAAGACAATGAGTCAGAATAATTTTTTTAAAATAATTGTGTAATCATTGTTTTTGTGTAATATATACTTAAATATATTTAGGGAGTTTTAATGGCAGAATCAGCTTTTGGCCTTTTAAGGCAAAATTTACAAAAAAGAAGAAAAGATTTTGAAGAAAATCTTGGACAAGGTTCTGCCAAAGAATATTCAGAATATAGAAAAGTTGTAGGTATTATCGAAGGATTGTCTATAGCTGACAGAGAAATTGCTGATTTAGAAAGTAGAATGATGGAGGATTAAATGGGAGTTATAGAACCAACTGGAAATATTGAACCAGTAAAAAAGAAAATAAAAGTAGTCGATAAAAGAAAAGATGAAAAAGTAGAGGTTATAGAAGATACAGCAAGTCAACTTCCAGAACCTCAAGGATATAGAATTTTAATTGCTTTACCAGAACCAGAAGAAAAAAGTAAAGGAGGTATTTATAAAACAGAAACTGAATTACATACGGAAGAAATTGCGACAGTAGTTGGTTTTGTTTTAAGAATGGGTAAAGATTGCTATGATGACGAGAAGAAATTCCCATCAGGAGCATGGTGTAAAGAAGGAGACTGGGTTGTCTTTCGTGCATTTACAGGAACAAGATTAAAAATACACGGAAAAGAGTTCAGAGTTATTAACGATGACAACGTAGAAGCTGTTGTCGCTGACCCTAGAGGCATAGAAAGAGTATGACCGAAACACAATTAGCCGAAGAAGTAACAGATAATCAATCATTACCTGAACCTTCACAAAGTGCAGAAGAAAAATTTTTAGGAGTAAAATCTACTGTAGGCACAAAAAGAGACTCCGAAAACATAGAGGTAGAAATAGTAGACGACAGGCCAGAAGAAGACAGAAAGCCACCTCGAAATGTTTCAGCAGATGATAATAAAGAAGAAGTATCTGATTTATCAGAAAACGCTAACAAAAGAATAAAAAAATTAAAGTATGATTACCATGAGGAAAGACGAGAAAAAGAAGCAGCATTACGACTCAGGGATGAGGCCGTTGATCATGCTAAAAGAGCTGTTTCTGAAAATCAAAGACTTTCGAGGCTTGTCGGAACTGGACAACAAGAACTTGTTAAACAAGCAACAGAAAAAGCAGAATATGCAAAAAAAGCAGCAACAAAGGCGTACAAGGAGGCCTATGAGTCTGGTGACGCAGAGGCGATTGCACAAGCTCAATCAAACCTCACAGACGCAACATTTGCACATTCACAAGCTATAAACCTTCCTCAACAAGTAGCAAATCAAGTTCTTGCAAGCGAAGAACAAGAAAGAGCTAAACAACCAAGACAACAACAACCACAACAACAGTCAGTTCAAACTCCACCAGAACCAGATAAAAAAGCCAGGGAATGGGCTTCAGATAACGAATGGTTTGGTAAAGATGAAGAAATGACTTCATTAGCTTTAGGATTACATGAAAAATTAGTCAGAAGTGGGGTAAATCCTTCAACTGACGAATACTATCGTCGTATAGATGAAACGATGCAAAAACGATTCCCTGAAAATTTTGGGGATAATTCGTTGGAACCGGCAGAAAAACCCGCCCAACGCAAACCTTCGAATGTAGTTGCGCCGGCAACGCGCAGTACCGCGCCAAAGAAAGTACGATTAAGTAAGACTCAGGTAGCTTTTGCTAAAAAACTGAAACTTACACCGGAACAATATGCACGAGAAATGATTAAATTGGAGAACGCAAATGGATAAAGTTATTAAAAGAACTGACCGAGAAACAGAAGCAAGAGATGAAACACTTAAAACGAAACAATGGCAACCTGCCTCACTCCTTCCGGAGTTCAAACAACAACCGGGATGGGCGTATCGTTGGGTTAGAGTTTCCTTGCTAAATGAACCGGATAACATGAACGTCTCTTCAAAAATGCGTGAAGGCTGGGAACCGGTAAAGCATTCGGAACACCCAGAAGTCATAATACAGTCAGACCCCAATAGCCAATTTAAAGAAGGCATAGAAATTGGTGGTCTATTACTTTGTAAAGCT